GTTCCTGTGCCTCGGGGTCGGCTGCTGGTTGTTGTGGCTTTACGTCGTGGCCGTAGCCAATGGGGAAATTCATGGTGATAGATAGCAGAAAGGGCCCCGTAGGGCCCTAAGTGATCACAAGCCGCTTAATGGGTCACTCGGCGGGAACTAGGGCTACGGTGTTGGTGCCAACCGGCACAGCGGCGCCGTTGGTAACAGTGCCGGTCGCCGATGCGCTGGTGATGTTGGACTGAACGCTGGCGTACTTGAAGGTGGTGGAAGTCACCTCCGTAATGGTGAAGGTGCCATTCACCAGCGGGTTGGAGCAACCCACGGTCACAACCTCGCCGACCAGCATGGTGTGGGCGGCCGACAGGGTGATGGTCACCACGTTGGAAGCAAGCGCCACGTTGCTGATGTTCAGCGTGCCAGTGCCAGGGCGCACCCGGACCGCAGCCACCCGAACGTCACCAGTCACCGAACCGGCGACCTTGACGGCAGCACGGATTTGTTTGCCGCCGACAACGACCTCATTGATTGCGCCAGCGGTGGCGGTGACCACACCGATGTTGGCGTAGGCGGAGGCAGCGCTTAGGGCAGCGCCTTCGGCAACGTGAGCGGCCTGCAGGATGTAGCCGCCAGCAGAGTTACTGGAGCCACCGGAGGCGATAAGCTTCCAGGTATTCTGGGCTGCCAGGTTGGTAGTGAGCAACCGAGCGGCCCCGTTGCGGGTTTCGGCGGGACGGCCACGGGCGCCGGCTAGGACGCTGCCGACCAGTACGGTCGTTGCATCCAGTAGATAGCCCCTTCGGGGGGCCAGTCCTGTTGCGCGTGCCATGAATCAATTAGTCAGGGGATGGATGAATAAATAAGGCAATGATCAGGCGGTCATTGCGGCATTGGTGATGCCGTAAACGCGGGCAGCGCTGCGACCATTCATAATCGCAAGGCCTACAGACCATTCGATCCGGGTGCGATCCACTGGGGCATCGGATACTTCTCCGAATGCCTTTACGTCAACCCCATACCCACCAGCCGAATCGGGACCTTGGATGCCGGTGACCTGCTGATCGCCGTAGGCGACGCAGTAAACACTGGTGGTGCTGCCATCCTCGGTAAAACCTTGGATGGTCACGTTTTGGGCGTTGGTGTCAGTGACGACGATCCGAGTGTCGCCATAAGTGGTGACGAGCTTGCCAAACTCGTCTCGCGTGGTAGTCAGGAATCCACCGATAGTGGAATTACGACTAGCAGCGGTGAGGCGCCGACGCATCGACTTGCCCATGTGGACAACCTTGTTATCGCCATCCACGGCGTCAATCAGCTCATCCAGCAAGCCAAGCGAAAATGCACCGCTGGCGTTAAAGGCTTGAGAGCTGTCGGTGCCAATCCGCTTCCTGAGGCCATCAAAGCTGCGAGGATCAATCGACTCATCGCCGTTGAACATGTAATCCTCAAGCGTTAGCCGCATGGATCGCAGCTTCGCCTCGATTTGCTGAGCCCTTACCTGAGGGCCATTGTTTTTGATGAGGTGCATGTCCACATCAATGTCGCCGCCAAACGGCTTGAGGCGTTCGTACTCAGGATTGAGCACGCCATAGGTAGACTCGTAGGTTTCATTGATACCACGAAACCCAACACCGGGCAGCTCGGCTTCGGTGAGGTAGTCAATACCACCTTGCACATTGACAAAAGGTACGAGGCGGATTACCTCGCTTTCGGCAAGAGCGCGAATAACGGCCACCCGTTGTTGATTGGTATCAACTTTGGCGGCCTCCAGAAGTGTTAGTCCCATTGGGGGGAGGTTCGGGTGAAGGTCAAAGGGGTGGCATCACGCCGGGAAGACATTGCAGGGCGTCACGCCGAGCTGTTTGGATTGGGACCACCTCAGGCATCACGCCATCAGTCGATCCCTGTTGCTTGATGTTTCCCAGGCCCCTAAGCCGTCAGCGGGGATTAACTAAAAAGCCTCCGCAATCGCCGCGCTTACAGGCATGGCCATCAGGTCTTTGCCACTGACAACACGGCCATCACGCCCGGTACGTGCCCCGCCACCGCTGCCCATGGCGGGCTCAAAGTTGCGCCCCCAAACGGGATCGGACTGGAGCCGACCCAGCCATTTGACGGGCTCAAACCGCTTGCCGGTATCCGGATCAATTTCGGGGCTGCCGTTGGCGTCAACCACCACCAAAGAGCCATTTTCCAGCTTGAAGTGATCTCCGAAGCGGCCCCAGACCGAATCAAAGGGGGTGCTGCGGTCGATCTCGGAAACCACGGTGGAACCCTTGGCGCCGATGAAGGCTTTCTCGGCTTGCTGTCGCACAAGCTCCCGTTGGCGGGCCGTGCGTTCAGTGTCGAGTTCACTGCGCAGTCCCACTAGCTGGGTGCTGTACTTCTCCTCAATCTGCTGTTCCTTGATCTGGGCTTGCTGCTCGATCATCTCCCGCCGCGCCTGTTCCTCCCTGGCCCTGGCCTCAGCCGCCCGCACCGCCTCAGGGTTAGTGGTGGACAGCTCCCGTAGCTGGGCTTCCAGGGCGCCCACACGGCGCTCTTTTTCTCGGTTGGCCTCGCGCTCACGCTGCAGGGCATGTTTGACGCGGGAGAGGTCATCCCCCTCGCCATCCCCTTCGCCACCGCCAGGGGCGGGATCGGCAGTCCCTGCGGCGCCACCAGCACCACCCGCACCGCCACCAGCGCCACCTTCGCTGCCACCTTCAGGGCCCTGGAGGGTGAACTGATCAATCCAACGTGTCTTCATGTGATCGGGGCATCACGCCCGCGAGCAACTACGTCTGCAGCTTTCCGTGTTAGCGGCGACGCGATGGCTTAGGCCGCTGACGGCGTTCCTGCTCCCGTTCGGCGGCGGCCATGCGGTTGGCGAGCTGCCGGGTCTGGACGGTTTCAACCAGGGTTTGGATGGAGTCGGGTTGGGATGCAGGGTTAGCCATCAACGTAAAAATCAAGATATGACCTTCTACTTTCACCAACGAGCGCTTGCGGCTCTGCGGTAAAAAGAGCGTCGCCAAAAGTAGAAGTAAAAATTTGTGGCAGAGGATTTAGTGAAAATTTTAGCGCATTTACGCCACCGGTTTCAATATCCTGTACGTCACCGTAAAGAATGCCTAACAGGGACGGCTGATAATACTTAACACTAGGGATTGTTTCTGCAACAAAAAAATCTAGCTGGTCCCTAAGTGTGATAATTAAATTAGCATCATTCCCGCTCGGGCCATTGCGCTTGGGTTCGTTTGTATTCATTTCAACCGTGATCCAATTTAGCAAAGGATAATCAGGCAAACCAGACGCCGCCCTTGATGCCGAATTAAACAAGTTGATTGTTTCGCTAATTATTTGATAATCTTTTTCGCCTGCAGACCAAGCAAATATGTAATTTCCTGGTGTAAGAAATTTAAAAGATGGGGTTGTTACGGGTTCCCCGTTAAACACAAGAGAGATTTTGGTATATACAAATTCTAAAGGTATTACTACAGCAAAAAAAGGAACCCTGTCTCCACCAATAAAACTAGGCTCCTCCCACCGCTGTTTTGCCAATATGCCATTGTCCACTTGCAGCACCCGCCGCAATTCTCCCGGCTTCTCCGGTTGCCGCTTCTGCTTCTTCGCCCGGTTCTTCAGGATCCGCGCCCGTACCAGATCCAGGATCTCCCACGGCACCGGATTGATGTCAACAATCAGGCTCATCCCAGCGCTGCCAGTATCTGGAACGTTTTCGGCTGCCCCGACTGCAGTGTCTCTGGCGTCGGCAGTAAAACCACCCGGTCGGGATAGGTGCGGCTATCAACCTGCAACACAATCGCGTCGTAGGTGATCCCGCTACCGGTCGGGGTTAGCGGCATGGTGGCAAACGCTGGCAACTCGTACCTCGCGTTGCCAGAGTTGAACGTGCCGGTACCGATCGTGCCCGTTACCTCCGCGTATCCATTGCCTGCCGCAAGCTTCACTGCATCCCAGGCACTGATAAGGCTGGCCTGGGTTAGCACCGTGCCGCCACGCAGCGCCAGAAACATCCTGAAGGTCTTGCCTTCGTAGGTGAGCTGAGCCTGCTTGGCCAGCGCATCAGGTGAGATCAAAACGTCCATAGGTGCCCCCGCTTACCGGAGCTTTCCACCCCCATCAAGCCGGGGCCGGTAGCGGGATCTCCCAGGTTCTGGCGGCCCATGTCATCGTGCTGGCGCTGCTTGCCAGATCAACGCCGTTGTCTACGCAGCACACCAGCTCGTCAACTGAAGACGCCCCGCCGCGCGAGCGGTAGACCACCAGTCTACGCGCCGTGATCGTGCTAGCCGGCCAGATCGCAGCGCTGGTCGTGACCGTTAGCTTTGGAGGTGTTGAAGCGGTGTCAAGGGTCGCGGTCAAGGTTACGGTGACGCCCCCGGCGGTGTAACCGGTGCCCGTTACCTCATTGGTGACGTTGCTGCGTTTGGTGTGGGCATTGCGGTCTTCGGTGTAACCCGAAGTAGTCAGCATCGCCTTGTATGTATGCGTGGTGTTGCAGTTCCCGCTCAAAACGTCTAGCGGGAAACTGCTGAAAACGATTGAGGCCATGAC